GGTTCAGGTGGTGGCGGCGCTGGTGGTATGCAAACTGGAACTACTACTATATCTGCTACAAACTACGGGGTGACAATTGGTGGTGGCGGCGCTGGTGGAACGTCCCCCGGAAACAATGGTACTAACGGAGATAATTCATCAGCCCTTAGCGTAACTTCAACTGGTGGTTCGGGAGGTACAGGCGCAGGACGACCCGCACAGCCTACTGGAGGTTCAGGGGGTGGCGGTGCTTATTCTGGTGGCGCAGCCTCTTCTGGAACAAGTGGACAAGGTAATCCCGGCGGAACCGGTGGTGGGGGCGGTAGTTTCAACGGTGGCGGCGGTGGAGGTAAAGGTGGTTCGGGCGGTAACTCTGACGCATCTAACGGTGGTAACGGGGGAAGCGGTTCAAGTTCTGGAAGTATAGATGGCGGAACCTACGCTGGTGGTGGCGGTGGTGGTACAAGAGGTGGCGGCGGCGCAGGACAGGCTGGTGGTGGATCTGCCTCACCGAATAGCCCCGGTGGAAATGCAAGTGGAAATACTGGTAGTGGTGGCGGTGGTGGTTCTGACGGATTTAGACTAGGTGGTAATGGTGGATCCGGTCTTGTAATTATCGGATACCCCTACTAATTCTTAAGAGAATATAAATGGCGCACTTTGCACAATTAAATGACCACGACATCGTACTTACGGTTGTTGTTGTTAATAATGAGGATGTTGATAACTTACCGTTCCCAGCAAGCGAACCAGTAGGTATTGCGTATTTACAAAATATTTTTGGCCCTGAAACTGTTTGGAAACAAACTTCATATAATGGTAATTTTAGGGTGCGTTACGCTGGGATTAAATATGCATATAGTGTTGGATATGATGCTTTTATCCCGCCTCAGCCATTCCCATCATGGTTGTTTAATGCCACAATTTTAGATTGGGTTGCTCCGGTGCCTTATCCTAACGACGGAAATATTTATGTTTGGGATGAAACCACACAATCTTGGGTTCAATAAAAATGAAAACAAAAAAAGTTGTATCAATCAATCAAAAATTAGAGGAGAAACGTTCTTCTGATTTTACTTCGACTGCTACTTCTTGGCCTTTTGAATTAGACCCTGTTCATTCTTATGCTTATTGGGATAATGCTTTTACAAAAGACGAATGTAAATTTCTAATTGGATTAGGTAACTCTCAAAAACAACAAAAAAGTGTTATAAATGCTTCGGTTGATTCGTCAGCATGTAAAGAAGATTTAGAGATAAGAGATTCAGAAGTCTCTTGGATATATCCATGCGAAGATAACAAATGGGCGTTTAGACGATTGACTGATATTATTGTAGAACTAAATAACCGGTATTTTAAGTTTGATATATTTGGTGCTACCGAAGGATTTCAATTCACAAAGTATGTTGCACCAACAGGTCATTATGGTAAACACGTAGATTGTGGGTTTAATAGCCCTGTTAGAAAACTTTCTTTTACCCTTCAACTTTCTGACCCAGATGATTATGAAGGCGGTGATCTTTGCCTTTATGTTGAAGATAAGCCAATGATTGCAAACAGAAAGCAAGGTTTTATAACTGTATTCCCAAGTTACGTATTACATGAAGTAACACCTGTAACTAAAGGCACTAGATATTCGCTAGTTTCTTGGATTACCGGAAAACCATTTAAATAGGAGTAAGAAATGCCCACTTCAGTTATTAACTCAGATGATGGTGCAATATCCGGCACCTCTGGCCTAAAAACAAGCGGGGGTGATGATGGGTTGCTTAATATCCAAAGTAACGGTACAAACATTGTTGAGTTATCTTCGGGTGTTGTAGCGGTCAAAGGAAACTCAACCACCGCTGCCGCTGTGCGTTTATATGAAGATACCGATAATGGAACTAACTATGCGGCTGTAATCGCTCCTGCTGTTTTAGGAAGTGATATTACGCTTACGTTGCCCCCTCAAACAGCAACACTTGGTTATAGAAATATTCCTCCTGTTGGGACTCAGACTGGTTCGTATACTTTAACTACAGCAGATGTTGGTGAGTACGTACAAGTTGGATCAGGTGGGTCAATTACTGTACCCACAAGTACGTTTGCCGAAGGGGATGCAATATCAATTTTTAATAACACAACTGGCAATATCACAATTACTTGCTCTGCTTTAACAACTTATGTTGCTGGCGTAAACACTGCTAGAACCTCTTTGGCATTAGCCACTAGGGGTGTTTGTACAATCTTATTTATCTCTAGCACTGTCTGCGTTATTTCAGGAAACGTATCTTAAATGAGTGGAATTGTTCAAACCCTATTAGGTACGGTTGGCACAACTCCGCCACCTACTGTTACTGTTAATTTTCTTGTAATAGCGGGTGGTGCCCCCGGAGGTAGTGGTAGTAATAGATCATCAGGCGGTGGCGGTGCTGGTGGGTATAGGACATCTGCTGGCCCTTCAGGTGGGGGTGCTTCTGCGGAGTCAGCAGTAACAGCGATGAGAAGTACTAACTACACTGTTACAGTTGGCGGTGCTAGTTCAAATTCTGTATTTAGCACAATTACGTCATCTGGTGGTGGTAATGGTAGTGGCACAGTTAATGGCGCTGGTGGCAGTGGCGGTAGCGGAGGCGGGGGTTGTAACGACTCTGGCGGTGGTGGCTCTGGAACCGCTAATCAAGGATTTAATGGCGGAAGTGGTGGTCAAAACTCTGGCGGTGGCGGCGGTGGAGCAGGCGCAGCCGGAAGTCCTTCTGGAGGTAACCACGTTGGTGGTTCTGGTGGTGCTGGAGTTGCTTCATCTATTACTGGCTCTTCTGTAACGAGGGCTGGTGGCGGCGGTGGCGCAAGTCGTGATGGCCCGGGTTCTGGAGGTTCAGGTGGTGGCGGCGCTGGTGGTACTGGCCCTGCTCCGGTAAATGGAACACCCGGAACCGCAAATACAGGCGGTGGCGGTGGCGGTGCTAATAGCGGTTCTTCAGGTCCCGGAGGCACGGCTGGTGCTGGTGGTTCTGGAATTGTTATTCTTAGATACCCTGACTCAGTGACTATATCTAACCCCGGTGGTGGACTAACTTATTCAACATCTACGGCTGGTGGGTTCACTGTTGCAACATTTACCGCTGGCACAGGCAACGTCTCTTGGAGTTAGCAATGGCGCATTACGCATTTTTAAACGAACATAATATTGTTACCGAAGTAATTACCGGGAAACACGAAGGTGAAGAAGGTATAGATTGGGAAATTCACTACGGTAACTTTCGGGGTCAAGTTTGCAAGCGTACTTCGTATAACACATACGGAGGTTCTCACAGATTGGGTGGCACTCCTTATCGCAAAAACTATGGTGAAGTAGGATTTACATATGATGTGGATCGAGATGCGTTCATACCACCAAAGCCTTTTGTTTCATGGTTATTGAATGAAACTACGTGCCGATGGGAAGCCCCTGTACCACATCCAACAGACGGTGAGTATTATGTATGGAACGAGTCAACAAATTCTTGGATTAAGGAGTAATCAATGAGCAAAGTAGCGATAGAAGGCAACGCAAGCGGTACAGGTATATTTACCATTGTAGGGCCAAATACAAACACTAACTACACCATCACGCTGCCACAAGAGACCGGCACGTTATTTACAACCGGGGCAACCACAGGGCTTAATGCATCTGCATTGTCTACTGGTACTGTAGCAACTGCCCGTCTTGCTAGTGGTACGGCAAACAACACTACGTTCTTGCGTGGTGATCAAACTTGGGCTGTCGGTACTTCTGGCCCTCCCGGCCCTACTGGTCCTACTGGTCCTACCGGCCCTACCGGCCCCAGTGCTTCTACTTCGTTTAATACTGTAGGTGCTTATGTTTTTTCTTATATGTCCGATGGTAGTGTAACGTCTGGCGGCACTTATCCAGCAGGGGGTAGTAGCAATCAGGTACGATCTCTTACTCTTGCACCTAATACCTGCAGTAATTATTTAGTCGCAAATAATTTATCAGGGACTTGGAGATGGATGGGTGCGGGGGGTAGTTGGCCCGGTGTTGGTTATTCTATTGCTGTTCGCACAGCATAAAGGAAAAGTAAATGTTAACAATTGAATACGCAAAAAATCCGGCTTATAGTGACGCTGATGGTCAAACCATAGATTTAATAGTTAAGTTTTATGAAATGGCCTCAGAAATGTCTTTTGGTGCAACACCCTTTGACCCAATGTCTTATGGTGTAGAACTATATAACAACGCAGTAGCCGGTTTGTATGGGCCAATTGCACCTTATGTCCCACCTGAACCTGCGCCGGACCAGCCCGTAACTTCTGGGACACAGACTCTATGAGCGCTAGTGATATGGCCCCTCCGGGGTATGGCATTTATCCAGTTGAAGGTACGGTTCCTGAGTTTCGTATGTATCAAAAAGCCGACGGAACTATTGAGCAACATGTTAGATATATTAATAAAAGCGTAGGTTATACAGGCAAATGGATGGTAGTTCAAATAGTAAAAGAAGAAACAAATGGTAGTGTCGATATCGCCCAAACATAGTTTTACTTATGACGGAGCACAGATAAATGTGTTTCATGCTAATAAGGGTGAAGGGTTACCACGACATAATCATGTTTATGCCCATGCTACATTTTGTACTTCTGGATCTTGCTATATAAGAAAAGAAGGTAAAGAAGTTTTAGTTGATAAAAATACACAACCTATAAATTTGATTGAAAATGAGTGGCATGAAATAGAAGCGGCTGAAGACAATACTGTTTTTATTAATGTGTTTGCTGAAGGAAAACAGTAATGAATGCAATGTGGCAACTTTGGGAAGGTAGATTTTCTAAAAGTTTTTGTGAGCGAATTATTTCTTTGGCTTCTTTGTTACCAGAACAGCAAGCAGTGGTAGGCAGTATTGAAGCAGATGCATCAAGAGCAGACACTCAGATTCGTAGATCTAAAATTAGATGGGTAAACGGTGCCATACCAGACTTTAAAGATTTTTATTTAGATGTAGTAGATATGTTTAGAGATATGAATCGCCGTGCGTTTGGTGCAGAACTTTGGCATCTACATGAGATGCAATTTACTCAATATGATGCTACTGATGAAGGGTTTTATAATTGGCATAACGATGTGATGTGGGAATCACCTAACTGCGGGCATAGAAAACTTTCTATGGTTATTCAATTATCGGATCCGTCAGAATACGAAGGTGGGGATTTAGAAATACAAACGCTACATTTAGGGCCACCAGACCCTACGGTTTTACGTAAGCAAGGTAATGTAATTGTGTTTCCTTCTTTTTTGATGCACCGAGTTACCCCCGTTACAAAAGGTACACGTTACTCACTAGTTGCGTGGATGGAAGGCCCAAAGTGGAGATGATATGAAAACAGTAATTGAAGCGCATAAAGTAGATGGGGTAAAAGTCTGCCGCTCTGAAGAAGTCCATGTCTGTGCTGCTTGTGGGTACGATTTAGATGAGGCTGAGTTGGCGGCTGACACTTGCTCTGACTGTGGCGTACCTTTGAAATTAAGGAAGTCCGTATCTGTATGGGCTACATCAGTACCAAAAGCCGGGGCCAAGACTTGGGGCCAGACTTAGGAAATGACCACAATTGCTGCCAAGTTTTCTACGGGAGAGATTGCCGCAGACAGCATGGTAAGCGGTGATGATAGTTTTTACTTAGTAGAAAAGTTACGGCAGGGCAAGGATTGTATTTACGGTGCCTGTGGTGATTGGGACAAGATTCTAAAGTTTTATCAGGTAATGGAAGCCGGTGGTGATTTGGATTCCGATACTGAAGTTACGGTGATTGCACTAAGACAAGATGGTTTGTGGATATACGAGAGTTCAATCATTCCAGCAAAAATTAAGAATGATTTTTGGAGTATAGGGACAGGGGCCAACTTTGCCATAGCGGCAATGCATTATGGGGCTTCTCCAAGGCAGGCGGTTGAGATTGCTTGTATGTATGACTCAAGTTCGCATGGCCCTATTGATGAAATGAAATTACCAAGGAAACCCCGTGGCGTTAAAAAAAGTATCTGACGAAGAGATTATTGCGGCAATGAAGAGGTCTGGCAGCACCCAAATGGCTGCTAAACAACTTGGTATGTCTATTCGAGCACTTGCCGGTCGCAAAGCCAAGATTCAAGTAGAACAAGGAATCTCTTTGCCAGCCTACGCTGCATCACAAAAACTCCATCAGAAAACATTTATACCTGAAGACCGAAGAATTTTAGAACACAGAGTTGACAATGGAATGGTGTTTATTGGATCAGATGCACACTACTGGCCCGGTGAATCTACAGTAGCGCACAAGGCATTTGTTAATTTAATTAAAGAATATAAGCCTAAAACAGTTATCATGAACGGGGATGTGGTGGACGGCGCTAGGATTTCAAGGCACGAGCCTTTGATGGGGACCAATCCGCCGACACCCAAGAAAGAAATTGAGGCTTGTAGAGACAGGCTTGATGAGGTGCGTAATGCTACAAAGAACGCTGTGTTCTTGTGGACTATAGGTAATCACGACGTTCGGCTCCATCGGTACATCGCAGTTAATGCCCCCGAGATAGGGGATATGCTTTCGCTTTGGGATTACTTCCCCGGCTGGCACCACGGGTGGCGAATCGATATAAACGGATCGGTTGTTATCAAGCATCGCTACCATAACGGCGTTCATAGTACGTGGAACAATGCCTTGAAATCTGGGCGTTCGATAGTGACTGGTCACTTACATCAGTTAAAAACCACCCCATTTTCGGACTACGATGGTCGTCGTTGGGGGGTCGATGCCGGGACGCTTGCTGAACCTTATGGTGAGCAATTTGTATATACAGAAATGAATCCGGTTAACTGGTGCTCTGGCTTTGCTGTACTGACATTTGAGAACGGAAAATTATTGCCGCCTGAACTTTGTGAAGTTATTGATGGGGTGGCTTACTTCCGGGGACAAAGAGTATGAGTCCTTGGTTGATGATCTTTGTGGGGTGTATATACGCCTACATAGGTTTTGAACAGGGCATTAAGGGTAACGTAGCACTGGCAATCGTTTTTGCCGGTTATGCCTTTAGCAACGTCGGTCTGTATTTAGCGACAAAGGGATAAGTACGAATGACTGAGAAACTAAACGCTAACGACACGCTGTCTAAGGTGCTGGCGTATGTTGACTCGCCGTTTAAACTCTTTGCCCTGATCCTTATGGCGGTGCTGGCTTTTGGCGGTTGGATGCTGTACGACAACAAAGACTTAATCGTAGGCACCTATAAGGAAAGCCAGAAACTTCCCGAGATTGTTGAAGACCGTGTGGATGATGCCGTATCCCACATATTTAAGACCACGAGTGCGACCACCGTGGCAATATTTAAGGTCAACCCCCTGCTTGGAACCCGGGTGCAGTATCGGGCGTATACCAAAGAGGGTAGGGATAAGACGAACGACGGGCTGGATGTAGGGTTGTTTACCGCTAACCAATCCAATAATCAGGACGTAGTAGACCTCATGGCAGGCAACGTACCATGCAGTGAATACAAGGCAGCACAGTCAGAGATTGGCCTGTGGTACATCGAAAAGGGTATGCGGTTTGGGTGTAGGATCAGTATCCCACCTGAGCCTAGCCGGTTTATAGGACAGATTACGGTGGGCTGGGCAACCCCTCCCGCTGATTTAGATCAAACTCGGGCGATGCTTAATATCGCCGCAACCATGCTTTCAAGGAGTAAAAAATAATGTTACCTATAGCCGCACTATTGAGTATTGGAGAAAAGGTACTAGATAAGGTTCTGCCAGACCCAGAGGCTCGCGCCAAGGCGCAGGCCATGCTTTTAGAGATGCAACAAAAAGGCGAACTTGCCAAACTTCAAGCGGATATGAACGAGCAAGACAACCTGACCAAGCGGGCTGAAGCCGATATGAAGTCAGACTCTTGGCTATCTAAGAACATCCGGCCTATGACACTAATTTACATCTTAACTGCCTACCTAGCCTTGGCGGTAATGGATGCTATGGGGCTAGACATCTCGGACAACTTTGTATCTCTCTTGGGTCAGTGGGGGATGTTGGTGATGTCGTTTTACTTTGGTGGTAGAACGCTTGAGAAGGTTATGGACATGAAGGCCAAAAAATGAACCTGACCGCTAACTTTACCCTTGCCGAAATGGTGAAGTCTGATACTGCACTGCGGCATGATATGGACAATACCCCCGGGGAGACTGAAATTGAAAATCTTAAAAGACTATGTGAACAAGTTCTTCAGCCTATTAGAGAGCATTTCAAAACGGGGGTCAAAGTCAACTCGGGCTTCCGCCACCCGGAAGTCAATGCCAAGGTCGGCGGCTCGAAAACAAGCGATCATTGCAAAGGCCAAGCAGCGGACATCGAAATCCCGGGCATCCCGAACGCAGACCTAGCCAAGTGGATTATGGACAACCTAACTTACACCCAGTTAATCCTTGAGTTTTACACTCCGGGCGTACCGGATTCGGGCTGGGTGCATGTTTCCTACGACCCTGCTAACCTAAAGAAGCAGAACTTGACCGCCACCAAGCAAAACGGTAAAACAGTATATCTGCCGGGACTTGTAGCGTGAGGAAAATATGCCGTTCATACCTTTAAAATTTCGACCCGGGGTCAACCGAGACACCACCAACTATGCCGGTGAGGGTAATTGGTGGCAGATGGACAAGATCCGTTTCCTGTCGGGTTATCCCCAAAAGATTGGGGGTTGGATTAGGGCTACCCCAAATAACTTCCTTGGCACCTGCCGTAACCTTTGGAACTGGATTACAACCTTTTCTGATAACTTATTAGCAGTTGGCACCGAACTCAAACTTTATCTTGAGACTGGTGATTATTTCTATGACATTACCCCCTTGCAGGCAACTACTGCCGCCGGGGATGTGACGTTTACTGCCACGAATGGTTCTTCCTCGGTCATAGTATTAGACACAAGTAACCCAGCCAAGGTTGGGAATTACGTAACTTTTAGCGGTGCCGCATCTCTTGGTGGGAACATAACGGATACTGTACTTAACACCAACCACGAGATTATCACTCTTGTTAACGCAAACGCATACACAATTGTCGTTCCGGTTACAGCCAATGCGTCTGATGTTGGTAACGGCGGTGCATCTACTATTGGCTACTATGATATTGACACCGGCCCAGTCGTTGATGTGTATGGGTATGGCTGGGGTGCAGGCACTTGGGGTCGTCTTGGTTGGGGCCTTGGGTCTATTGTTCCGGTAATTTCCCCGGCTAGGGCTTGGTGGTATGACAACTTTGATAACGACCTAGTTACCAATATCCAAAACGGTCCAATTTACTATTGGGAACGTGGCTCATCAGTAAACCCAACTACAGCGCTAGGAACCCGTGCTGCGCTAATGTCTTCTTTTGGAGGTGCTAGTGATGTACCAGTCAAAGCAGGTCAAGTTCTTGTCTCGCAGCAGGATAAACATCTTCTCTGTTTTGGGGCTGTTCCTTACGGTTCTACTAGCGAGTCTGATTTTGACCCCCTTCTTATTAGGTGGACTAATCAGGACGATCCTTTCAACTGGACTCCAACCGCGACGAATTCGGCAGGCTTTATCCGAGTATCTCGTGGATCAAGGATTATTAGGGCGATACCCACCCGCCAAGAGATCTTAACAATAACAGACTCCCACTTATTTACCCTTCAGTTTACCGGCACCGCAGATGTGTTTACGTTACAGGAATACGCCGACAACATTTCAATTGCTGGATCTCGGGCAGTAATTTCGGCTAATAACGTCACTTTCTGGATGGGGCAAGATAAGTTCTATGCCTACACTGGTCGGGTAGAGACTCTGCCAACAACGCTTCGTAATCAAGTTTTCGGCGATATTAACCTTGATGCTGGGTACTCCATCATCGCAGGTACTAATGAGGGGTGGCAGGAAGTCTGGTGGATGTACCCAAGTGCTAATTCTAACTACCCCAATCGGTACGTAATCTTTAACTACAACGAAAAGATTTGGTACTACGGCAACATTGATCGGACGGGCTGGTTGGACTCGCCGCTACGTAACTTCCCGTTGGCTGTCAATACGCCGTCTGGGTCAAAGACAGGCACGCTTTATTTCCAAGAAAATGGGGTTGACGATGATACCCTCCCAATGGAGTCATACATTATTTCAAATGACTTTGACCTCGCTGATGGTGAGCAATTTATGCTTACTCGCCGCATACTGCCCGATATTAACTTTGATGGGTCTACAGC